CCTTATGGTGCATTTTTAACGCTCACCGGCGTCAATGTTCTTTATGACGCAGGCCCGCAACGTCAACAATTGCAGCCGGTCGCAATGTCATATCTTAATGCGGTTTGGGGTTCGCCGACAGGTGCCTCGCTGCCAGAATATTTCGCAATGGTGCGTCAGGATTTGATACAGGTTGGACCGTGGCCCGACCAAGCCTATGTCGTTGAAGTCATCGGCACATTTACCCCAGAGCCTATGTCCGCCACGAACCCGACGACATTTCTTACGATATTTCTTCCCGACTTGCTCGTTGCGGCGGCAATGGTATTTATGTCTGGGTATCAACGGGATTTTGGTAGCCAAAGTGACTCTCCACAACAATCGCAGAGCTGGGAAAACCAGTACGCCACGCTTTTCCGCTCAGCTATGATGTTGCAATTACGTGCCAAGTTCGCGGGACCGGGTTGGACGAGTCTTTCTGCGGTTCCTGTAACACCGACGAGGTAATTGCATGAGCTTTGGCCTAATTTACGAACATTGGCGTCTTGACACTAACGAGTGTTTTTACATCGGTAAAGCGATGGGGAAGGACCCATACGCGCGCGCCAATAATTTAAATCGCAATAATAGGTACCATAAGCGTATTGTAAAAAAGCTCGAAGGCACAGGGCTTATTGAAGTTCGAACGGCGGTTTTCCATGGTATTAAAAAAGCCGAGCTTAATAATCTTGAGCGACTTTGTATCGCCCATTGGCGCATGTATATCGGTAAAAGGCTGACTAACAAAACCGCTGGAGGTGACGGCGGAGATACATACGAATTTAAAACACCAGAAGAACTTGCAGAAATCTCAGCAAAACTAAGCGCGTCGGTCAAAACCGCGCGAGCGCGCCGCACACCCGAAGAAAGCAAAGAAGCTGGCCAAAAAATTAGTGCTGGTAAGCGAAACTTACCACCGGAAGAAGTTGCAAAGTCGCATGAAAAGCGTCTTGCGACGATAGCGGCTAAATCTGAATCTGAAAAAGCAGAGACAAAAAAGCATCAATCAGAAGCCGCTAAGAAGCGTGAAGCTTCAATATCGGACGAGAAAAGAGCCGCGCGTAAAATAAATAAAAGCGCTGCGCAGAAAAGAGTTCAGTCTAAGAAAACAAAAGAAGAGCGCTCAGCGATTACGAAAAAGGGTCAGGTAACTAAAGATAAAAAATCCGATAAAGAAAAAGCTATTACAGCTTCAAAAAAATTATTATCCCTGAAACTTACGCTGTCCTTGAAGACCGAAGAAGAAAAACGAAAAAGTGAAGAGAAACGAAAAGCGACGCTTTTAGCAAAGAGCGAGGACGGAAAAAATTTAGAAACTGCTAATCGCCGTGCTGCAGCACAAGCTAGAGCTTTACGCGAAGCACCGGAGGTAAAAATTGCGCGCGTTAATAAGGCTTGGGAAACAAGACGCCGAAAGAAGGCGGAAGCTCTTGCTCAGCAGGAGGCAAAATAATGTGTCCCATGGCCGAAGTGAACTTGATTCCTGGCGTCAACACGGAATCTAGCCCCGCCGATAACCCCTCCGGTATTGCGGAATCAGACCAAATCCGTTTTCGTGGAAACCTTGTCGAAAAGCGTGGCGGCTGCACACTCTACATCAATGAGCGCTTAGACGGTATCCCGAACGACATTCAGCCGTGGGGTGATATTGCCGGACGCCCGTATGTCGGTGTCGCAACAGACACAGAAGTTTACGCATATGAGCAGTTTAATAACCAGCTGCGGATAATTAGCCCTCAGTATCTTGAGCGCCATGTTGTTCCGATTAATTTGTCAACGGTTGCAGGTTCATCGCTTGTTACGGTTGTTGACTCGACAATTCAAAATTTGACTGTTTATGATTCCGTGACATTTAATACGCCTGTATCAATTGGCGGCTTAATTCTTCAGAATTCATATCCGATTGTCGAGGCGCAAGGCGTTTCAACATATGTGATTGATGTCGGATATCTTGCGACAACGACTGTTAATAACGGCGGTGCTGTTCCGCAGTTTATTACAAACGCTGGCTCAACGGAAATACAAGTAAATTTTCCGATTGAATACCAATATGGAAAGCTTGTTATTGGAGACCGTATCGGATTTACGACACCGACGCCTGTTGGCGGATTGACTGTTGCCGGGCAATACATCGTCACGCGCATTCTAAACCAGACGAAATTCACGGTTGTTGATGATGAGGCAGCGCCAACATCCGCGAGTGCTTTTCTGAACAACGGAAAGCTCGACCTCACATATTGGATCGTGGACGGCCCGACGCTATTTGGTTCGGGTTACGGCACAAATGCTTACGGTCAATATGGCTATGGTCAGGGCAGCGCCAACCCGCCGATAACGGGAAACACATATCAGGCAGGTAATTGGTATCTTGACAATCGAGGCGCGTCTTTGATTGCGTCGGCTGTTGGCGGCCCGATATTCTATTGGAATAATACAAACGGTTATCAGAACCTCGCTATCTTTGATTTCGCGCCCGTCAAAAGTAACGGTGCATTTGTTGCAATGCCTTACGGTAACGTGATGGCATGGGGTTGTTCTGATACGATTAATCCTCTTCAGAACCCTCTCTATATTCGGTGGTCGGATTCAAAAGACCCAAGCAACTGGTCGATTGCTGGTAATTCTGACGCAGGTTTTTACAACATCCCGACAGGCTCCAAAATTGTTCGCGGTATTCAAGGACAGACGCAGCAGTATTGGTTTACGGATGTTGATGTGTACACCGCCCAATACATCGGCTATCCGGGAACATTTAGTTTTAATAAAATCGGCAATGGCTGCGGGCTTGTTGCGCCGAAAGCTGTTGGGCTCCTTGGCAGTAATCTTTTTTGGATGTCAAACCGTGAGTTTTTCATCTGCCCTGCCGGTGGTGCGCCGCAACCAATTCCGTGTACAGTCTGGGATTTTATTTTTCAGGGAATTAACGAAAAATACAAAGATAAGGTCATTTGCGGAACAAACTCGTTGTTCAACGAAGTTGTTTGGTATTTCCCGACGATGGACGAAACGCAGGGCAATCCGCCGAATCAATATGACGGCGTTCCGAATGCGTATGTATCATATAACGCGCAATATAATCTTTGGGATTATGGATATACGAATAGGACCGCGTGGGCTGACCAATCTCTTGTTGGCGAGCCAATCGCGACTGATTCTGCTGGCTATGTTTACCAGCACGAAACGTCTAACAATCAAGCAATCGGGCCTCTGACGTTCCCGCTTAGCTCATATTTCAAAACGGGTTACTACAGCATCACGAATGGGCAAGACCTATCATTTGTTGATTGGTTCCTTCCGGACATGAAATGGGGGCAATATGACCAGCCCCAAACAGCAGAGATGTATATAAAATTTTATGTAACCGATTACGCCGGGCAGACACCAAGGGAATACGGCCCATATTCATTCAATAAGGAAACGCCTTTTATATGCCCAAGGTTTAGGGGCAGGTTTGTAGCCATAGAAATGGGCAGTCAAGACGCAAATAGCTTCTGGCGCGTGGGGTCTGCGCGTTATCGCTTCGCACCATCAGGACGCCGCTAAATGGTCGATTACACGGGAATTAGCGCCTCAACGACTGCCGCACAAAACCAAGTTGTCGCGGTTAACAGTGTCACGCGCTCTATCCAATACATCTCCGGGCAATATACGTCATTGACGTATGCGGGCGCGCAAACCGTTCAAATCTTCTCGGGTGTTGGCCGTCTCGTCAACACCTGTGTTGTTATATCCGGCGGCGGAACGGTTCAGTTCTATAATACAGCTTCAACGACAGCTCTCCCGGCAAACAGCCTTTTGTTTGTCCTTGATGCAAGCGCCCCGACAGGCGTCACTCAAATTGGTCTGCAGTTTACGGACGGCGTTGCTGTTGTTATTGGTGCGGGTGTGTCCGTTAACGTGACTTATTCGGTGGGATCGTAAAATGCCTTTGAAACCCGGAAAATCTAAATCAATCATTTCTTCTAATATTAGAGAAATGATTGATTCTGGTCACCCGCAAAAACAAGCGGTCGCCGCGGCTCTATCCACTGCTCGACGAGCCATGGAACGGGGTGGGCGCTCGAAGGATCCGAAAGTGTTTCATGGACCCCTTAAAGTGGCTGTGCCCGGACGTACGGACAGGCTTCCGATTAACGTTTTTAGTGGGTCTTACGTGCTCCCCGCGGACTGTGTAAGCTCGCTCGGCGAAAATAACACCGAGGCGGGATTTGAAGTCGTCAAGAAAATGATTGAAGACGAACGATCAAAAGGTGGTCGCGTCGGAATGGCTCAAAAATACGGGCTACATGGCCACTATCACGAGCCAAAACCTAAGGTCGAGGTAATCGTGGCTGGGGGTGAGTACATCTTGACCCCCGACGAAGTTGAACTTTTCGGAGACGGAGATCTAGACGCTGGGCACAAAGCCCTTGACGCTTTTGTGAAAAAACAGCGTCAGAAACATATAAAAACTCTCCGGAAACTCCCCGCGCCCGCGAAAGACTAAACCTTGATTTAGAACTATGTTTCGGGTTATATTAATGTTAATCACCTCGAGGATAGCATGAATTTCACGGAATGCCCAGATATCAGGCTTGCCGAGGTCGAGGATATCCCGTCTCTGATGGCCCTTACACGCTTAGCGGCGGAAGAAGACGCGCAGCATCCGTATGACGCTGATAAAGTATTCAGCGTTATCCGTCGGCATTACGAGAAAACGGGCGGTTTGGTTGCGGTCGCGGGACCGAGAGGCGAGGCCGTCCGGGGCTATCTTATCATGATCATTGATGAGATTTGGTATTCTCCGGACTATCAGCTTTTAGAACTTTCGCTTTTTGTTGATCCGGACCACCGTAAATCGACCCTCGCCAAACAGCTTATGTCTTTCAGCAAAGCGGCTTCTGATGGGCTAAAGCTAGACTTAACAATTGGTGTTCTATCCAACGAGCGCACAGCCGCAAAAGTTCGGCTATACCAACGCCAGTTTCATCAGGTTGGTGCTTATTTTCTTTACCGTCCGCAGGCGGCTGAATAAAGGATTACAATTATGGGTAGCAAAGGCGGCGGCGGCGGAAGCAGCGGTTCTTCAATGAATTTTGGCGTAAGTAATAGTACGTATACGCCCAATCCGGAGGCCATGGCTGCGTACCGCAGGTCGCTGTCAATGGCAGAAAACGTTACAAGCCAGCCATTCCAGCCTTATGGCGGTCAAATGGTGGCTGGCTTTACGCCAGATCAAATGAATGCCATGCAAGGCATTCGCGAGATGCAAGGAATCACGCAACCGTATATCAATGCTGCAACAAATTTAACAAATCAGGCTGTCAATTATTCTGATCCGCGCAATTTTAATGCGCGGACGATGCAGCAGTACCAAAACCCGTACCAGCAGCAGGTGGTTGACGCCACTATGAAAAATCTTGCGCAGCTAAATGCGCAGCAAGAGCAGCAGGGTCGAAGTGCTGCGGCTCAACGCGGAACTTTCGGTGGATCCGGCGAATTTTTAGGGCGCGCAGAAATTGCTCGGCAGCAGGGTCTTGCTAATGCGCAGACACTCGCTAGTCTTCAGCAGCAGGGCTACCAGCAGGCAGTCGGACAATATAACCAGCAACAGCAGCAAGCTATCCAGACGGCGCAGAACGCGGCTTACGGACTGGGTCAGCTTGGTCAGTCTGCGCAGAACGCTGCGCTTACCGGCATTCAGGCGCTTATGGGCTCTGGCGCGCAGCAGCGTGAACTTCAGCAACAGCAGCTTACCGGCGCTTACAATCAGTGGCTACAAGCTCAAGCTTATCCATACCAGCAGGCGGCGTTCTACTCTGGGATTGCGGGCGGAATTGCGCCCAATATGGGTGGGACGACAAATACAACGTCCTTCGGCATGGGAAACCAGCAACAGCAGCAGCAGGGCGGCGGGGGCGGAGGAGCGATGGGCGGGCTTTCGTCTATCATGTCCATGTTGCCAGCTATGTTTTCCGACCGCGACGACAAGACGGATATCAAGAAGCTCGGCAAGGATCCAGAATCTGGTGAGCAGTTATACGCTTATCGGTACAAGGACGACCCGAAGAGTTATCCTAAGGTCGTGGGACCGATGGCGCAAGATATCGCGAAACACGATCCCGATCGTGTTTCCGATGTCGGCGGCCACAAGATCGTCAAGGGTTTTGACCGCGAGCATTTCGCGGATGGCGGGGCGGGAACAGGGACAGGTTTAGGCACAGCTGCAGGCACAACCGCCGGAAGCACCCCCGGCCAGAAGGCTGCATCAATTTATGATGTTCCGTCAGCGGACACGAGCGCAAGCACGGCGGGTTTAGGCGGATTATCGGGTAACGCGGGGACAGGTCAGGGGCTTGATCCGGGCGTATCGTCATTTGTTCAGAACATTTTTGACCCCAAGACCGCGGATCAGATGGCGCGGGCTAAGTGGGTTAATCAGCCGACTGAAGAAGGTGGCACCCCATACACCGGGGATAATTATGTTATCCCGCCTAGCCTTATGAACGACGGCAGCTCGGCTTATCCGTATAACCCGCAGCCGGGAACACCGATGGCTTCGGGAGGCCGGGCAGAGCGCGCACCGGGCGGCGGTTTAGGTTCATTTATGGACCTCGTGAAGAAGAGCGGAGCAAGCGGACCTTTTGCTGGCGCGCCAGACAATTATATGGCGGATGCGCAGCAGGTCGGAATCGGCAAGATTATCCCGCAGGGGAAAGATATCGCTAAGGGTATCACTGAGTCTGCAGCTGCTTCCGGCCTTAAGGGCGTAATGAAGGACGCACCGTCAGGAGGCGGGGGCGGAGGTGGCGGTGGCGCACCGAAGATGCCCGACATGAAGGGCGCGAAGGGCGCGGGTAAGAAGCCAGAGGGCGAGCCGTTTAAGGATCCGGGCGCAGGCGGCGACGCCCAAACGCCCCCCGCCAATGACACAACGGTTCCTCAGCAGTCTACGACGGGGACTCCTCAGACGAGCCCGGCGGGTTCGCCTGAAGTCTCAGCGGCAAACCAGCAAGCAGGTCAGGGCGGTTTCGATTTTGCACAGGCAGCTGGGCCATTACCGGAAGCATCTCCGGTAATGGATCAAATGAACGCTGCCCCACAGATGGACATGGCCCCTGCTCAGATCCCGGAGATCCCGTTACTGGGCTTCGGATTTAATCAGGGTGGCCGCGTTCATAAGGACGGAGGCGGCGGAGCCGGAGCTAGCGCTCCGTCTGGCGGCGGTTTCGGCGTATTGGGTCAGCCGGGCAAGGGTATTGGCGATATCGTATTGGGCGACGCGCAGTCTCCCGGCGACCTTGCAGGCATCGGCGATATTATGGCGGGTCAGGAGAAGGCGACGGGCGAGAACCTTCTCGGCAAGTGGAACAAGCAAGTTTGGGCGAACGACCCGGGCGAGCAGCAGACACCGGAGCAGCAGGGCATGCCGTCGATGCCCAAGGCCGATTTTTATACAACGCCACGCAAGGATTTGCCCAGCGTTCTTCAGACCGAGCATTACGGCGAGCAGAACCCGAACCCTGTGTTTGGGTATATGATGATGGGCGGAATGGGCGGAAAGGGCGGCGGTTTAGGCCCGATCGGCGGGATGGGTTTAGCGGGACAGATAAATCAACAGCAGGACGCGGCGAACGCTCGGGCTAAGCAGGCTGAGTTGAAAGCTACGCGTGAGTCAATGCTGAAGGACCCGGCGAATTTCCCTGTTCAGGGTTATTTCACGAAGATCGCAGATCAGCGCATTAATCCGCGCACCGGTTTGTTCAACGTCGATTACACAGGCGCTTACCGCGGCTATCCGTTTAAGGACGGTGGGCGTGTTGGCTTGGCCACTGGCGGAACCGGTAGCTTCTACAACGCCATTTACGGGGCATTATTAGAAGCCGCTAAAAAACACGGAGCGCCCCACCCAGAAGCTCTTGCTCGTGTAGGCGCGGCGCAGTCTATGGTTGAGACAGGCGGCGGTAAACATGCCCCCGGGAATAATTTCTTTGGTATAAAAGGACCGGGAGGATCCTACGCAACTAAAGAAGTTGTGAACGGTAAAACAATAGGAACGACGGCATCGTTTCGAGGCTATCAAACGATGCAAGATTCGGCCAACGACTACGTAAAATTAATGGCGTCTAAACCGCGATACAAAGACGTCTTTAACGCAGAAACGCCTGAAAAAGCTATCGCGGCTCAAGCGCGGTCTGGGTATGCGACAGACCCGCGGTACGGTGCGAAACTTGCGGCTGCTAATTCACGCTCTGGAGATTTACCGGCTGCAGCGGCAGAAACAAGAGTTGCGGCTTCTGATTCACGCCCCCGCGCCGTCCCTTACGATCCGAGCAAACCGTCATTAGCGTTTAACGTAATGCCGCAGCGCACCTCAATACCGATGGTGAAACCGGCTCCGGGCTTTACTCCGGCTTCGGCTGCACCTAAACAGGTTGCGGCTGCGGATGTCGCGCCGCCCCCCGCCAGTAAATATCCGGGCAGTGCGCTTAACCGAATTAATCCTAAGGATCCTTCCGGACCGCTTTTAGGTAGCGAAACGGCCCCGGCTGCGGTGGCCGAGAAGCCAAAGGGTTTTGTTGAGCGCCTCGCAAAAGAGTTCAGTCCTATTAGTTCCGCACAGGCGGGTGATCGCGGAGTTGTTCCCGAGGGGAATGGCGTTCAAGACGAGGTGAAAGTTCCGAAGATTGATAAAGGCGTAGCCCCGTCTGGCGGCGACCATCCGACTTGGAACCCCAACGCTTCGACACCGCCACAGTCAGCCGAAGGTATCCCGACGATTGACAAGGGCGAAGCTGGTCCGACGGACGTTCGTCCGGGCTTCCATATGCCGGAATATACTTATGCTCCGGGCGTTCAGGAACAGGCTGGACCGTTAACTGATTTTGGTGGGTCGGCTCGACAGGGCGTTACAGACACGAACCTTCTTCCGGGATCAGATCAGTATAAAACTGGTTTTGATTTCCCGCAGACAGTCGTCCCGATGGGCGGAAACAATGCGACGGGGCCGGAATCTCCTGCTGTTGAAACGGCTGCGGGTCCGAAAGAAGCCCCAGCTGAACAGGCCCCCGCTCAGGAAACTGCCGCGGCGAGTGACCAGAAATATTGGGGCGATTGGCGAGATGCCGAGCCTTGGAAATCCGACCCGATTGGCGGATTTTTCGATACGCTGAGCGGCGAGACACCTCAAGCGAGCAAGCCCGGAACATGGGAACCCGGACAGTCGGCTGGATTTGATTTGGGCGCTGATACTGGAGCCTCGGCTTCCGCCCCAGAGCTACCGAATCTTGAAACGGGGCTAGATTTTAGCAATGTCGACCTTGGATTTGCACGCGGTGGCTTAGTCCGTAAGCATTTCGAAGACGGCGGCGAAGCGGACGACAGTGACCCGTTGAGTGTTATCGGACAGGGACTTGGCTCTATTGGCGAGGGGCTGGGATCCGCGGCTAATGAAATTGGTCAAGGTTTCGG